TTAGATTTCTTGCACAGTCAACTTAATGCCATTAGACAGGGTGTCTTTGGCAGGCAATGAATCATAACGATATGAAACGCTTTCTTCATATGAATCTATTTTTTTAACACATGAAATATCAAAATCATGAGAGTTATAACCCTCGCATACATCGAAATTTATCGATAGTTCGAGATTTTCATTTCCATAATGAGGCTCTATTCCGACGATGATATAATTCATGCCGTTTTCAAGCCCCGCAACATTTGAAACAAATGCTGATTGGAAATACCCTTGGCCTTGCTCGTAATTCGGCGGGAGGTAGCTTGATAGAAAAACTCCCGAATCATCAGCAGCTTCAAAGCTAAATTTATAGCGTTCATTAGGAGCTTCCGTCTGCGCGGCAGTCGCACAGCCAGCCAAGACAGCTACGCTCAATAAAGATGCTAATCTGATCATTTTTATCCCTACTTTTGACTTAAAGTTAGTTGTTACTAAATTACTACATCTCAATATTACCAAAAAAAACCGCCCGATGGCGGCGCGCCAGGAATCAGGGCGCAGCATTCGGCCACGTGTGCCGGCCGCTGCCCTGGGAATAGCTACCGGTTGCTGATAATCAACTCTTTCATCTTGTCAGTGGTTTTGACGCCTACGGTATAGCGTATATCAGCGGTGTGGATCTTCAGCCCTTCAAACGCGGCGCGCATCTCAGGTATGTCGTTGACGCTGATCACCACCTGGCCCTTGGCGTTCCTGGCGATCTCTGCCATGGCGGCATACTCCTCAAGCGGAAAATCGCACCCGTAGCCGGCCGTACCCCAATAGGGCGGGTCTAGGTAAAACAGCGTGCCCGGGCGGTCATAACGTTTGATGCACTCTTTCCAGTCCAGATGTTCGATGTACGTACGCGACAACCGCAAATGGGCGGCGCTTAGATCCTCCTCGATGCGCATCAAGTTAAGGCTCGGCGGCGATCCTACAGACACGCCAAAGGTAGGGCTGGATACCCTGGCCCCAAACGCCATTTTCTGCAGATAGAAAAACCGGGCGGCGCGCTGTATGTCCGTGAGGTGGCGGGGGTCTACCTCGCGCTGGGTCATGAACTCTTCACGGCTCACCAGCGCCCACTTGAACTGCCGCACCAGCTCATCAAGATGGTGCTTAACGCAGCGGTAAAGCGTCACCAGCTCGCTGTGGCGGTCGTTGATGACTTCCACCTTGCTGGGTTCTTTCAAGAAAAAGATGGCGGCACCACCACAAAATGGCTCTACGTAGGTCGTGTGCGGCTGGAATAGTGGGATAATTTGTTTAGCTAAGCGGCGCTTGCCACCCATCCAGGGGAGTATTGGTTTAGTCATTTATAACCTGTTTATTCATACAGTTAATGTTAGGATTAACCGTTGCCTACCGCGTCCAATAAACAGGTCGTGCAACTAAAGCGCTTGGTGGCCAAAACACCAGGCGCTTTCTTTTGGGCACAAAAAAACCGCTCAATGGCGGCCGCGTCCTGCTCGATCTGTCTTACCAACTGATACCGTCTAACGCTTCTTCTACCTTCGTTTCCCTCACCTGCTTGACCAACCGCTGCCGCTTGCCGGTGAGCTGCTGCGCATGGGTAAACATATCGGCGTTTTCGAGCACTGCCTGGCTCAGCTCCTGCAGCGTCTCGCTGCCCCCATCGCCGTTGCGGCCTGTCAGTATGTTATCCAGTACCGGTGTGGCCGGGGCGGCGCCGTGCTGATCAACGTGCCATGCCAGATACGCGCGGGCCTCGATTTCCTGGGCGATCCACGTAGCTTGCTCTATATCCGGGTAGTCTTTGACCAGGGGCTGCACTTGCTCTGTGTAAGCGGCGTTGATTTGCTGGATCTTCGCGGCCTGGGCATCGGCTAGTTTCTCGGCGGCGGTTTTCGGTGGGGTAAACCACGTTGGCTGGGCGGCGCTCATACTACTGGCTCCTGTTCTTCGGTTTCAGTCATGCGCACCGACCACTTGCCATCGTTATCGCGAAAATACTCAGCTTGATCGCCATCTAGTAACGCTACGGCCTGTGGGTTAGTGGCTTTGACATAGCACTTGCTGCGGTCATAGTCAGTGGCATCTATCCAATTGCCCTCTTCCCAATCATGGCTGTAAACAGGAAATTGATACGCTTTTGTCATTTGTCCGAGGGATACGTGCAGCACGCCGTCAACCCACTGCATACCGTAAATGCCAGCCGCTTGGGTTTCTTCATTGCCTGTAAACGTGGCACGTGCTGGAAACAGGGAAACATCAATACCGTTAATAATACGGCCAGAAATATCGTAAGAGTTCGGTGCAGTGCCTTTAGCTAAAAATTTAATCTTCATATTTTTTCCCTCCGCTGCCCGTAAGCAAATAAAGCGAGGTCTATGTTACTAGCAGGTGTGTATTGGGTTGATTGCCGAAGTGCAAGCGACCAGGATATAGCGCCCCCAACAATGTGATCTCTGACAGTATCTCGACGTGCTGTAGTGTTAAGATTCACCCGACAAGACAAAGACATTGAAACACTCCCAACCTCGGCATCCACGGGAAGAGGATATACAACCTCTGTATTATTTACTGCTATCGTTGGCACAACTCTTTGGGCTAGAAAGGCTCCACCGGCAAACACGGTATAACTCCCATCACTATTACTACCGCGCTCAATAATCGCACCAGTTGGCACACCGTCTAATTGAGAAACAGCGCCGAGAATGTTGTGTGTGCCGTAACCCCTACTCCAGCCAGACCATAATCCAGTGCTAGAAGTTTTCCTAATAGTATGCACATCTGGAACAGGTCTATTTGAATAGGCTGCGGAGTAAGCTGTAATTGTCTCACCACCCGCTTCTCTCAGATATATCAAACAGCCGTAGGCGCTACTCGGCCTGTCTTCCAGATTCCCATAGCGATAACCACCACTCTCCACGCCTGTTGTATCTAGGACACTGGCATTGGGCCAAAGAGGTAAGGTGTCACCCCAACCAAAAGCCCCTTGAGCCATTACAGGCTTGTCCGCAGGCCCAACTACATCTCGATAAGCCGCTGCTTTTAACGCGTCTCTTTTTGCATACTGCGTGTGCGGGTCTTCCTCCTCGACGTGAGCCTGAACCGCCGCGCTTGCCGCGCTTTGACTTTCCCCCGCTGCGGTTTCCGCTGCTTGCTGGGCCGTCTCCGCACCACTGCGGGCGGTTTCAGCCTGGGCGCGCTCTTCACCTGCCGTAGTAGCTGCTTGCTGGGCCTGAGTTTTAGCTGCGTCTACTGCCGACAAATCACCGTAAAGCGCCTGGGCGTCGTCCTTCGCTTGAATAGAAGCACCCGCCGCTGCGCCTGCATCCTGCGCAGCCTGGGTCGAGGTCTGCGTGTTTTGCGCGACGGCTGCACGGTCATCAGCCACCTGCTGGGCGTTACTGTTAACTTGCCCAGCAGTGGTGTCGATGGCCTGTTTTTGCTGGTCAACATGGGCGCGGTCTTGTGCGACTGTCTGTTTATCCCTAGCTGCCTGCTGAGCACTCTCGCTACCTGCCTGGGCAGCCTGATGGGTGGCGGTCTTTTGTCCCTCCATGGTTTCAAGATCGTCGTTAATGCTGTCGGTCATAGCCTTTAGCGAGTTACCGAACCGCTCTAATGCAGCGTTACGCCCATTATCTTTAACGATAATGTCGGTGGTATCGTTTAGCGCGAAATTCCATTTAGTAAAATCGGGTACTGTAGGTGCTGTCGCCATTTGCTAAACCTCTATCAGCGATAACTGGTTTTTCCAGTTGTTGAAATAATTGTGATCGTGGCCATAGTTACCGTCACGCCGACCCACAAAAGCGTGCTCCGCTTCCAACGCGCCGCCTTTTTCGGGGTAGAGATTGATATAAATATCTTGTCGCTTACCTGTTTTCAGCAGCTCGCGGCTTAACTCCCCAAGGCCGTTACGATCCAAGTAATCCAGGTTGAAGTTGAGCACCCTGGCGACGCCTTCACCTATCGTGCGCAGCGAATTACCTTCGGTGCGCTTATGCTCAGCAAAATCTTGCCATTCAAGCTTTACGCCATAGCTCGCGTTCATTTTGGGCGAATAATAAAATCCGGTAATAATCCGCGACACCTGCACATAGCCATCGGTGTTGTTGCTGTCACTGATCGTAATGCGGTAGTCCGTCGCCAGCGTGGGCTCCGTCCAGATAACGTGGTGGGTGTTGGGGAACTCGGTTAAGTCTTGAGCGCCCCATGGGTCTACACCGGCGCGCCATATGCCCAGCGGGATAAGCGTTGAGGCAATGATCACACCCGAGTCATACACCACCTCACCCTGCACCAGGTACTCGATGCGTATGGTGCCAGCAGTGCTTAGGTTGTGGTTGTACACCACCAAGGCGGATAGAAATTTAGGGCTTTCCAGGGTGCCTACAATCACCTGAGGGGCAGTGTCTTCTGAGCGCCACAACTTAGCTCTCTCGCCACGTTGGGTGTACTCAATTGGAAGCGCCTCGCTGGTGGCCGTGAGCGTCGCCGTGTCGTGAAAATTGTTAATGATCATGCGAAGGTTGCTCAAAACCATATCTCCAGATTCGTGGTGCCCCGTGTGGGCGAACGGGAAACGCTTGCGATCCTCCCCACACGGCCCGCTAACCGGGGGTGATCGACGGTGATGGCCATGCTCACGCGCACCGGGGCTAAAAACGCTTTTATGCTCCACGTCTCACGGCGTTGAGCGCGCAGCGTTAGCAAGCGGGCGCGCTCGGTTGCCGCGTCCGCCTCGTCTTGAATCACGCTGTTTAGCTCTTCGTGCTGTGCTAGCGGGTAGTCGTCAACGGCCTGCGTTTTGCGGCTCTCCCGCCATTCCTTGCGCAGGCGTGACGCCTCCCCGGGGTTATCCTCTTCGATGGCCCCGGCAATAGTCGTCAGCGGTGAGTAGTTGCGCCCCCAGCGCAGCGTTAAGCCACGCCAGGGGGCTTCGGTGGACGCTAAGCGGATCTGATCGTATTCAATGTCGTCGCCGTCTAGCGTGATCTCTGCCGCCGTGGGTAGCACACGCTGGCGAACAGTCAGCGCGCCCAGCGCATCGCGGTACCAATACGCGCCCAAACCCTGGCACAGCTCGTCGAGGATCTGCGCGCCGCTTACGTCGCCGTTGTAATACAGCCCTACGCGGTAGCCTGGCAGCTGTATATCCCCCAGCGGCACGCCGTAATAATCGGCTACCCACTCGCACACCTTTTGCGGGGTGTTGTGGGCTTCCTCAATATCGACGGTTAGCGTGCCCTTGAGCCTCTCCGACAGATCAAATGTGCCATCACCCATCTGGTTGGTATGGGCAACGGGGTTGCCGTTGTCCTTCGGGTTAAGCGCTGTTACGGGTAGAAACGATGCTTTAAAGCGGTAAGGGTCAGGGGTTAGCAGGTACGCCGGGGCGTTGTAGATGCTGCCTAAAGCCAGTGGCACTGGCCCGGCATCGTCAGGCAATTGCCCGGTGTCGATACGCTCATCAAATACGCTGCTTTCGTCTTCCATGACGAACGACAGCACGCCACGGCGGGCATCTGAAATACCCCCGTTGCGCCCGTTGGCCAGCAAGCGAAAATCATCACGCGACCAATCAGGCCCGCCCAGGTACAGCCTGATGGGGTGCCCCTGCCAGGCATTGGCCGCCCAGTGGGTAATACTGCCATCGTCCAGCAATGCGACCTGACCAAACCCCACCAGCCCATCAATACGCGTTGAAATATCAACGGCGGCCGTTAGACAGTCGTCATACACGCGATTGGGGTCTGAATCAGTCGGGCGTGAAATAAATGGCCCGGTGGCCACGTATTCAACACCCTGGGAGTGATGCAGCTCGGCCAGCAAAATGCGGCTAGCGGACAGATCCGCTAGCCAGTTTTCATACTGCGGTTCTGTCATGCGGTGCGACTCCTAACGCGAGCCGCGCTTGTCGCGGCGCGCTGCTCCTCCAACTGGTCACGCCGTTGCTGCTCAGCGCGGCTCGCACTGCTGGCGACAGCATTGGCCGTGTTACCAGTGTTGGTTTTAACATCACCCAACAGGCGGTTAATGTCGGTGCGCAGCTGCTTGTTTTCGCTGCGCAGGTCTTGCAGCACTTGCACCACGTCGCGGTTATCCAGCGCGGGGAATTGCGGCATGGGAACGTTGGGCATGGGCAGCTCAAGCGGGCCATCGGGCAATTTCATCAACCCTGTTGCATCAATCCCCAGGCGGCCGCCGGCCCCGCGTGACAGCGGCACGATGGCCTCGTCGCCCGCTTCGCCCATTAGCCCCATATCAAAATAGGTAGGGCTTGAAACGATACGATTGGTAAACACGCCACCATTGGCAAACGGCGCCGCTTTGCCAGTCGCCGCTCTATAGTCGTTTCTCAGCTGATTCAGCTCAGCATCAAATGCTGAAATGGCACTGTGTGAGCTGTTCAACTGCCGTTGCAGCTCACTCGCACGCTGGGCGTTTTGATGCTGTTGCTGCGCTATCTGAGCTTCCGTTTGTTTAATCAGCTGATTCAGCTGATTCACCCTTGCCGTATCAGTGACCGTCTCCCTGCCTACCGTCCGTCCCGGGCCGCCAAGCGCCTCTTGAATATCACGACTAGACCACCCCTTAGCGCTCAGTTGATCGGCTTCCGTTATTATTCGCGTTTTAGTAGGCCCCGATGAAAGCTCCTTCTTATAGGCATTCAGGTTGTTTTGCAGGCCGGCCGTGTTCTGGTTACTGATTGCGTTCAGCTCAGACTGCAGGGCGTTATGCGACCCTCGCTGGCCTTGTTGCCGATCACGCAAAATTTGAGCTTGAGCGGCCAGCTCAGCCCCTGCACGCTCACGCTCAATGCGGGCTATCTCCTCCTGAGCGACGCCCAGGGCGTTGATAGAATCGCGCAGGCTGAGCATCGTTGAATTGAGCGAGACAAACTGATTGGTGGTGCGGGTCATTTCACCCACCAGGCCGTTCAACTCACGCAACTGGTTGTGTGCCTGCTTTTCTAAACTCTCTGTATTGTCTTCCGTGCCCTCGCTGCTGCGCCCCAACGCTTCTAGCCGGCTAATCGTTCCGCTGCCGTCCGCGTCCAGCTTGTTGAAGATGCGGCGCAGCTCGTCATCACTGGCCATACCTGCAAAGACGCTGTAGAACTCGTCCCAATTAATCAGCCCACTGGCGTCAAGGTCGATAGCGTCGAACATCGGCGCCAACGTTGAGCCAATACCAGACGCCAAGCCCCCCAGGCGTAAATTGGCAAGCTCTTGCTGGGTGATGATGCCGTCGCCATTGGCATCCACCTCACGAATTAGCCGGCTAATTTCAGCATCGCTGGCAATCGGTGATAGCGCAGCTCGCACCTGGGCATGGGTCAGCTGGTTAGTGTCCAGGCGTACCAACTCACGGCTTAACTGTGTTGCTAGCCGCTCATCGGTAGGCATGGCGGAGATAACAACGGACTGCAGCGCATCGCGGATCTCATCCGCCAGAAACTGCTCGGCGCTGAGCTGATCGGGTAGATCCTGCAGCGCGTCGAGAACGTCCTGCTGAATACGCTGGAATGCCCCACCGCTGGCATACATCGCTTCGCCAGCGGTCAGGTATTGGTCAGCGTATTGAGTGATCGACTGGAGCGCGGACCGGTCGCCGGATTGAGCAAGGATTAACTGGCGAGCGAACTGGTCGCCCGCTTCCGCCAGGTTCATGCCCGGCGCGCCGCTGGTAGCGTTACGCTGGTCTACCCATTGGGCGATGTTGCCGAACGTGCTGCTGAGCTGATCACGCACGCGGGATAGCTCGCTGACATAACGCTGCGCGGCCTGTGTGGCGTTTTGCTTGGCCTGCGCTTCGTCTTCGATCGACCAGATAACGCGCTGGGTTTCGTGCAGTAGCGGGTCGATGCTGAGCAATTCGCGTTCACGCTGTAGCGCTAACGCGGCTTGGCTGTCGCCGGCCATTTCCAGCAGCGTAACCTGCTGTTTGAACGACTGGTTATCAAACGCGCGATAAGCCGCACGCACGTCGGCTTCAAGCGTGCTGATTTGATCATTGAGGGCAGCGAGCTGGTCAGCGAAAGCGCCCACCCCATCGCCCGCATTGCCTAGCATCGTTTGCAGTTGATCGAACGGCCCGGCCAGCTCCAGCAACTGCACGTAGTTACGCTGCCCGGCTTCTGTGAAGCGGTTTTGCTGCTCGACTAGCTGCCGGTACCCATCGCGGGTAGCGGGCATCGCATAACCCATTTCCGTCATCGCCTGGGTTACTTCACGCTGCAGGTTGGCAGCGCGTTCGGCCTCGCTGAAATACGACTGATAGTAGCTATCCTGTAGGCTCGCCAGCTGATCGATGCCGCCCGCATACTGCGCGATATTATCGGCAGCGCGCAGTGCGCCGGCGGCGCTGGCATCGAACTGCAGGTTGAGGTTGTGGCTAGCATCACCCAGCAGGGTGAGCGCCCCCATAGCGCTTTGGGTGCGGGCGATGATCGTATCTACATCGCCACCCAAGCTGCCGACGAACGCGCCAAACTCGCCATCAATCGCACTTACAGCCGCCACGGTGCGGTTAGATAGCTGCGCCATGACGCCATCGACATCGGACGCGCTCAAGCGCACGCCCTGCACGGCGCTGGCCATGGCGTTCAGCTCTTCCGGGCTGCGCGCCAGGCTGGCCAGTAAGTCATCACTGGCGGCAAGCGCGGCGAGGAATTCGCGCTCTTCGGGAATACCGCCAAACAAGTCGTTAGAGCGGCGTGTACCCTGCCCGAAGCCCACGGCACCAAACGCCCCGCTACGCACGCTCTCATGGCCGTAGCTACCTGCATCGGCGCGGGTATCGATGTTTAGGTGCGGGTTGGTTTTGCCCCCGCCAAACAACTTTCCGATGCCTTTAACGATGCCATCGGTGATGCCGAGGCCCAGCACGTTGTCGGCTAGGAGCCCGGCGCCAATCCAGGGCATGGCCGCGCCAGCACCTGCCATAAAGCCGCCGCCTGTTTGGGCAGCACCAGCCGCGGCACTGCCTGCCCAGCCGGTATAGGTGCCGGTCGCCGCTTGGGCACCAAAACCACTTGCGTAACCGATAGGGGCAGCACTGGCTACAGCGGCACCTCCGCCAAACCAACCGCTAACGGTGTTGCCCACTGACGCTAACGAGCCAATGTTCATACCGCCGCCCGGCATGCCAGTGGTATCAAGCCCCATCATGCCCGCGGCATGGAAGGTGAGCTTCTGTGTGGTGAGCATGTGGGCGATTTCAGCTAAGGTCTGCTGAAAGCCACGCTTGACCGTATCAAGCGCACTGGTCGAACCGTCAATGAGACCTAACCAAGCATCCCGGCCGGAATCATCAACGCTACGTAGCGTGTTATCCGCAACGGTTCCCCAGGTGGTAAAGCTGTTGGCAATACGTTGGCTGGCATCTTCGGATGCCGTAGCAGTCTTTTCAGTTTCACGCTGAGCCGCCTGGAAGCTTTCTTGTAGTTGCCCCATGGCCTGCATGTACTGCACGGTGTTCATGCGGCCAGTGGCGAGCGCCAGGCTCAATACGCCTACATCTTGTGCGTACTGACGGGCGGCGCGGCGGTTCGGCTGGATTCGGTCTAGTAGGGATTCGTAGGCACTGGATAGTGTGGTGGTTTCTTTTGCGGCTTTGGCTGTTGATTTGCTCGCTGCATCGGCTGTTACTACGATGTCTTCTAATGCTCGTGCCCCTGCGCGATCTGCAGCGGTGGCATCTTCACGAGCTTCACGGTTTTTGCGAATAGCTGTTTGCAACTCAACTTGGCGAGCCCAAAGGCCTGCAAGCGCCTCAGTTTGCTGATCCACAGCGCCAGTGACACTATCGGCCATACCCTTATGAGAGTTTTCGTAAAAGGCCTGGCGGGCTTCAAGCTCTGTCAGTTGCGCCATGGCTTCTTGGGCCTGGAGCGATACAGCTTCTAGCGAGTTAACCAAGTTGTCATAGGTGGCATCCAGTGCAGCGGCCGTACCGTCACGGATAGCGTCACTGTTGGCATCCAATGCATTTGTTGCGTTTTGCGCGGCAGCATCAACAAAACCCAGCTCTTCACGGAAATAATACAGCGCGCCTACAGCTACTACAGCGGCTCCACCAGGGCCACCCATCAGTGCTAGGGCGCCTGCCCCTGCTCGGTTTGCAGCTGCCATGCCCTGGGCGGCCACTGTGCCGCGTGCCATTGCGGCGGCATTAGCGTTCACTGCGGCTGTATGCCCGGCTTCTGCGGCAATAGCGCGCTGGTTAGCTGCTGCCATTTGCGTAATGGCTTTGGTGCGTAGCGTGGTATTACCTGTAGCGGCGGCAATAGCATGGCCATTCGCCAACGCGCGGGCAGCAGCGGCCTGCTCGGCGGCCGCTACACGTAGAGTTTCCGCTGCTTTTGCGCGCGCTGCCGTTGTAGCGATTGCATCTGCCTGGGCCTGAGCAAGCGTAGCAGCTGTATGTGTTACAACCTCTTTTGCAGAGGCGGCGAAGGCCGCTGCATACCGGCCGCCCATCACGATAGCGGTTAGGGTCGCTACATCCTTTATAGTTTCTATATTGTCGACCAGCGGCTCAGTCGATGCCGTGATAGCATCAGCGGCGTTAATCATTACGCCCGCAATGCCCTCGGACGCACCAAACGCCTTATCTAACCGGCCCACCAGTTCCATCGAAGAATTGCCAATAAGCGTCCAACCGTCCGCTATCGTGGCTGGCATTTCCTCTGCTTCTTTGCGCAGCACTTCCATTTGTGACGTTAAGGCTTCGAATACGCGGGCAGTAGTCAGCTGACCATCCGCCGCCATCTTACGCAGTTCTATAGTGGTAACACCCAGGCCTGCTGCCAACGCTTCCGCAATGCGGCCGCCGCTTTGGATCACCGTATTGAAATTATTACCACGCAGCTGACCATCCGCGAATGATTTTGAAAGCGCATCCATTACCGAGGATGCCTTCTGGCCCCGGGTTGCACTGATCACAAGCGAGTTGTTTAACGCATCCGATAGATCTAACTGACGCTCGGTGCTGTAGCCAAGCTCCGTTAGCGTTGTGGCATTGTTAAGATAAGCCTCAGCCGTTTGGTTTAAACTCGAATATGTGCCTCGAGCGGTTTCAGCTAAACGCCCCATCGTTTGCTCTGACACGTCCAGATCTTTAGTAACATTCAGTACACGCGAATTTAGTTCAGACCAACCATCGGCATAGACACCCAACTGTCGAATTGAAAACGCAGCCGCGGCAAGCGTGGCCGCTTGACGTACTAGGGTCAGCCCCTGGGTTGCCTCAGAGGCACCATGCTTAACCTCACCGAGCTGCTGGCCAGCGCGGGCTGCATCGTTACCAAAACTTTTAGAATGACGTGAACCACGGCTAAAGCCCTGGTTGAGTTTCCCCAACTCATCTTCCGTGGCTTTGATGGCCCGGATACCACCGCTAGCATCACCGGTAATGATCAAGCCGGTTTTATAGTTCTGGGCCATGGTCCAACCTCAAATAACGGGCACAAAAAAGCCCGCACGCGGCGGGCTGGTTAAATTTCAGGTATTAAAAAACCCGCTTAGCTAGCGGGCTTGTAGTGGATTAAGGGCTATTTCTTTAGGGTATATCGGCAGCCTGGCCTTCAATCATCAGCGGGCCGGGCTTCACGTGCAGCCACTTGGTATGGCTTTCACCGGCCGACGTCTGAAACTCAAATTTATTTGGTTCTTTTTGTATAAGGCTTTCTGCGCCAGCAACACTATCCACTGGCTGATCATTGATCTTTTCGATCAAGCAGCCTGTGTAAAGTACCGAACGCACCGGAGAGCCACTTTTGACATTAGTCAGTCTTAAGCCCTTTCCGTGCTCTGGCTTGCTCACCATAGGGGAAGCATCACCGACTGTATCTGCCCTGGGAATGCTGGGCCCCATGTTAGCGCATTGATCACAGGTGTTTTGGTAGATGCTATTGATCATGCTGAAAATGGCAGCCAGCATTGTGGCGCTTACGGCCTGACCAATAGCTATGGCCCAGATAAATATATTAGGCTCAGTAACCGTCTGCAGGCGCCCAAAGCTATTCTGGCGGGGCACTTCGATAAATCCGGCAGTCGCAATAGCAAAAATCCCGCCTCCTATCGCCAGTAGTGCTAATATCCACGCGATCGCCACCCAGCCGCTCCAGCGCTCTCTATTTGGTGCCTTCCCCATTACTTTCCCCTACACCTAAAAACTAAAGTCAATATGTTATATCGCAAGCGTCTAGCACTTGCTGAATGTAACCTTCAGCATTATCTACGCCGAATACCCCTGTTATGCCATGGACTCTCAATACAAGCCTATTATTAGCGTTCATTACAGCTCTCACCATCTCATGAGCATTAGTGTTTACCACCACGGGGCTTCTGCCTGCTCTAGCAGGAAGTATTTGCCATTCCTCGGTTACGGCGGGTATATCATCGACCCGCCAAGACACTTCCGCTGACGAATCCATTGTAATGAACTCCATGGTAATTTCTGGCTTCACTGGCGCAATAATTGCTCCAAAATTGCCAGATGAGCACTGGAGAATAAACTGAAGACCATCAGCTATAGCAACCCCAGCCGTAACACGAACATCATCAGTCAGTGGATCAGTTGTTTGGTCAACAGTCCATTTATTAAGCCCAGGAAAATCGGCCTGAGCAGCGTTAATAGCTACTACTGACAAAATTCCAGCAATCCACTTACGCATACCAAATCCCCCGTTGAGTCACCCCAACAGGGAACGTACCGCACTTGGCTAAGTTTGACTAGTTGTATAGGTTTAGCCTGATCTGCTCAGCGCTCAATCCCTTTGTATCAATCTCAAGCTTCCTAACATGAGAGATTTCCTTATCGGTAAGCCCTAAAGCTTTCAGCTTGTGAGCCCAATTTAAGGTCCTTTCACCCGAAGTTTTTCTTGACGACTTTTGCTGGGAGAGCATCTCTTTCTCTCTTTCGCAAACTTCACACATCTCATTAGAGTCGACCTTTTTCAGCCAGCGACTTAGCTGTCTTCTGAACTCATATCTGCCACAGTCACACTTCACAAGCCAAACGCTTGCTTGGCCGCTTCTAGTCTTTTTCCACCAAAAAATTGCTACCAAGCGACCACTTCTACACCCTTCAAAATTTTTATAGCGGGCAGGAGGCTTGGGCCGCAAAGGAGGAGTATCCATCGTTAGGCGGTACTTGGGTCGACGCTCATCGAATACAACAGTGAAATGCTCACCACGAAAATAGCCAACTCTCACAGCCGTGCTGTCTACAGGCTTGAAGCTAGCATCTAACCTACTGATTGGTGAATCAGCCATCCAACCTCCTTTTCACCTCTTTATATAAGCGAACTTAATTTAAAGTAGATTACTTCTAGCATCAATTCATAAGGCCCGCTTCGCAGGCCTTGCGGCTTCGATACCCTTAAGAGCTCTTTCAGTGACTGTCGATCAAATATTTTCCTAAGTTTTTTTGCTCTGCATGCAGTGCAAAAGGCATAAAAAAACCCCGACTGGGCGGGGTTTTTCAATCAGCGGAGCAAACCATTTGGCGCAATCGCCCTGATTAGTGCTGTGACGGATTCAATCAGTAAAATCGATAGAACTCCTATAGCCATCCATCGGCCCTGCTCGCTTACGTTCATCAATAACTGCAGTATTATTAAATGCGCACTCATCATGCCTCCACTAGCTATGCCTCACTCCCGACGAGTAAGCTCGCAGATATGGTGACACGGCTGGGTTGAAACACGGGGGTCGCTAGAGCGCCCTTAAGGGCGCGCTCAGGAACTATTGGTAAAATATTTTCTTTAATTTGTTTGCTCCGCATGCGGAGCAGCGGGCATAAAAAACTCCGCTGGGGCGGGGTTATAGTGCTTTCAGAGCGTCAATCAACTTTCGGCTTTTCTTGAGCGCGGTATGCATATCGCGCGGTGAAATAGGCCTGTTCCAATTGTAATCAGCTTTATGGCGTAACGATTTTATTTCATTAAGCTGATTACCTAATGTTGTTAAGGAGCGTTGTCTCAAGAGTGCATCTACTATCCGCTCATGTGAAGATCCAGATCCCTGAAAACCTTTCTCTTCACACACCTCACGTGCCGTCAAAAAAGCTGCGTAGTACGCGCGGTTTACAACGCTTCGAATACGGTGTTGTTCTATTTCTTGCTCGACGCCTTCCATACTTTTAAGGCGAGCGGCGATATTCAGAAGGCGATCAGGCAAACTTGCCTCCCTTTAACTGTGACTCAGGCAGTAAATCACGCACTAGAATTGTCATAATTCGGGGAAGATCAACCCCCCAACGATCTGTATCAGAGATCAAGTCAGTCATATCATCATCTAACTGATCCAAATGCTCGTCATCTTGATCAGAAAAAATCTGAAGTACGATTCCCCTAGAACCATCTTCGTAAGCATCAACGTCAATATCAAGAGAGATATTCACGTCGCGTTTAAAGCTTACGTACTCCCGAAGCTTTTGATGCACGCCATGAATTAACTCTTGGTAAAGAGCTAATTCGACTTGGGCATCGTTTAAAACTGATATTGCCTTTTCAACCTTCGTATCTAAAGGCATCGCATCGTCCCCAAGGTTTGTCCGCACATCGATCATCTGCGCACAAAGGGTTAAGTCACCTGAGAACCAGGCTATTTTCGTGAATCCATGGTGAAAACCCAGGTCATCTGGAGCTATTTGGAAGCACTGACCAAGTAACAAAGAGGCCGCTAATGGATTAAATGCAAATTGCGCTGTCGACGCAATAGAACAAGCGAGATCGAAATTAGAATTCCACGCTTTAAAATCGCTTAAAGCTATGTCAAATTTATCAAAATCTCTTTCGATTTCAGAAACTAATAAATCACAAACGGCCACCAATAGCCTATTACCTTTGCTTCCACCAAGCATTGTCCCAAGGCGTGTAACCTCGAAATCAGTCAAGCTGCCCCTTCGTCCTTCAAGGCGAAGTGAGTATGCGAATGCTTCGTTTAGCTGCTCAGCTACGGTTTTTGCCTGTTTCATGATCCTGCTATTTGAGCGCCTTCAGGGATTGAGCATAATGTGGGAAATTACGCCCCACGTCAAAAACTCTAGCAGTTCTATGCGTAATATCCGCGTTTTATTTGTTCTAACTTCTTTCTCGAATTTGATTGGTAGTGCCACTGTTTTAAATTCGCTAGCTGGACGTGTACGGATTCACAATAGCGCATGCGCCAGCGCCGCTCCTGCCGCAATCACCGCCGCTACGCCTACCAATATCGCGGCCACAGCTAATAATATTCCTGCTCGATCTGCACCTTTCTCAGACATACGGCCCCTTACCTCTAATTTGCTCTTTGGCCTAGGCATATCCACCTCTTCATTAGCTCCACTTCCAGCTAATTACTTAAAGAGGGGCACTCATCACGTCTTTTGTGAAAATATTTTCAATAACTATATAATTTCAATAAGTTACATGTATTTTATTTTTTCTTTGGCTAAATTATTACCTGCAATATTACTCCTACTGCGCTAATCAGCGCAGCTGCACCGATCATCACACCTGTATACATCGCTGCTTTCGCAAGCATCATGCCTGCTTTGTCTGCACCTTCAGGTGACATATCGCCTCCTACGCGCAGTCGCGTTTTACCGCCGCTACGCTTATAATTGCTCATACATCGTCTCCATGTCCTACTCATGGGGCTTGATCAGAAACCCCGCTGAGTTGCCGCTCAGCGGGGTTTTGTTTTGTTTCATCTTAGCGGTTTGCATCCACGCCGGAAACGAAGCACCTCTCAGGCCACAAACGTCCCATCACCATAGCCGTGCGGCAGATCCACCACGTTCATTAGCTCTCGTACGTTGATACGCGCTTGCTCTTCACGGTGGTAGTTCAGCTCAACGGAATGCTGAACCAGCTCGGTTACCTGCTGCCGCTCTTCGACATCCTGCTCAGCCAAGTGGCTTTGCTCACTCATTACCGCGAGCGCGCCCGCTTCGATATGTTGGATCTGCGCCAGCAATGTGTCCTGGGCGTCATAATCCAACCGGGCGTATTTGGGGTGACCGTAGAGCGCGTTGTAATCGATCCCCTGGCGACGCTCCCCTGCCATGCTGGCCACTACCCGCCACTGGGTGCGCATTGCTAAAAACAGTTCCAGCGCTGGCCAGTGTTCTTCCCACACCTCAAAGTGCTTGGGCGTTTCGGGGATAGCGGCGTCTTTTAGCCCCCAGCGGTCAGCATCTTTCTTGCGCTGATCTTTGGGGGCCGGGCCTTGTGCCCACCACTGGCCAGCGCCTCTTAGTTTTTTGCAGCGGCCTGGTTACGGCCTTCTTGTGCAGCGAACCAACTGAGGATTAACGGACGGCGCATGAACGTCACGCTCATTGCTGCGTCGACCAGCTCATCGCAATGGGCGATCTGCTCTTTAGTTTCAGAGTCCTTAAGACCATCAAGGCGAACCAGGTCTTCCATCAGATCTTCATCCGTTTTTTCACCGGCTTGCTGGGCAGTAACAATGCCTCGGTACTCGTCCCACTTGTGAAGCTTCCACGTTGCCTGAAACGTTTGAGCGCCTTGAATCGGGTCCGTATACGGCACGTCGACAGTTATGGTTACAGCGCTGGTTAATTTAATGGTGGTTGCTGTAGTGGCGACTGCTTTAGACATGATGGTTTCCTTAGGTATCGAGCAAATGAAAACGCCGCCCTTGGGCAGCGCTATTTAGTTGGTTGAGGGTTTAACGGAATACGTAACGGTAGTCGCCGTCGCCCTCTGGCGCGGAGAGTAGCCGAGTGTCCATGGTGCAGTGGGTTACGCCCTGCATTTCTGTTTCACCGTAGTTCGAGAGCTGAACACTCGTACCCTCGAAATCAACGATATTGCCGGGGGTCTTACCGTGCGAGAACGTGACCGGGCTTGTGACCGTGCCGTTGTGCGACTCGACCTTCTCAAAGATATTGAAGTCATCAAGTCGCGGCTTCTGGATGTTGAGCTGACCGGTAGCCTGTCGATCGGTGAGGTGGATGCCTTCGTAGTTCACCAGGTTGCGGTGCTCGACCTGGCCGGCCATATCGAACGACCAGGACTGCATCGGTGCCTTATAGCCGAACAGCTCGAACGTGCTGTTCTGCTTGTTCACCGGCACTTCGCCCGCTTGGGGTGCACGGGTTCCACCCGCTGGCGGGGCTTCTGTTCGTGGGCGCTGATACAAGCCTGTCAGGCTGAACTCAAAGTACGGCAGGCCTTTGGCATCGGTGGTGCGCGTCACGGTACCGCGCACGCCTGGCAACACTTGCAGCTCGTCACCATCGGACCACCACATCAGCGAGACTGAGTGGAAGTTGCGTGATACCGGGCCGTAGATGACCTTCTCTTCACCTTCGGCAGTATCGATCTCTTCGCTGTGGCCAGCGCACAACATCAGCGGCCAAAACGATGGCGGCACGCCGGGCGCACCTGATCCCGCATAGGGCACGCGAATCGTGCGGGTGGAGTACGGGGCAACGTTGACTTGCTCGTTGGCACCAAAGCCAGGCTTCACGCGTTCACGTTCTGCCGTGTCGCCCTGGTAGACGCCCGGCGATTCTTTGGTCATTACGTCAAAAAACACGGCGGCGCTGAGGTCGCTGGGCGTTACACCGTATTCGTCCTCGATCACGGCCGCTACAGTGAGGATTCGCCAGAGTAGTGGATCATTCGCTGCCATTGCTGGAGCCCTCTTGCATGGCCGCTGACTTAGCGGGCTTGGGTGCTGCGGTATCGGATTTCGCCGGGGCGGCGTTGGTTTTCTTTTCGTCCGCTTTCACGGGCTGGATAGGCGCGGGCTTGGTGCGGTGCACTAGCTCACGCTTGTCGTTTTTGATGCGGTACATACCGCCTTCACTGGGCATGGGGGTTTCCTCCAGGCATAAAAAACCCGCACGCGGCGGGGTTTGGGGTGTTTGCGGTGGTTGGGTTTAGCTGCGAATCATGCGGTCGTAGCTGTAGAGCTCTCGCCAGTAAACGTGGCTTCCGGATACAGCAACGCGCTGCCCGCCTGCGTATTCCAGGGGGGCGACAGCATCCGCCGGGTTCTCTAAACCCAACAGGGCCGCCGAAATGGCGCGGCGCTGCGTTTCTATTTCCGCCTGCTCGGCGACCAGTACCACGGCGATATGCTCGGTTACCGTTTGCCGTACGTTCATGGTGCCCAGCTCGTTGGACGTAGTAACGGCCTGCACCGGATGCACAAAGGCGGCAGGCAGCGCGGGGGCTGCCATAGCCAAACTGGTAGCTTGCAACTCAAAGTGCGCGCGGTATTGGCGCTGGTCGTATTCGTAGTCGGTCGCGGCGTCGGTGATTTCCCACGCTTCGATGCCGCTTTGCTCGGCCACCCGCTCGATCATCTGTGTGGTCATGCCCCGCAGCGGGTCGAACGCTTTGGCGCGCAGGCTGAGCACGTAGGTATCAACGCGCCCAAGGCGGTAGCCATCTACTTCGATGCTGCTTTGCCCGGCCAGACTGTAAACGCCGTTGGTGCCGGGAGCATCCGCGGGTAGATTCAGGGGCCACAGGTTGCTATCAACAACCGGGTCTACCAGCTGCACCAGCCCTGGCACGGTATCCGCGCGGCTCGGGTCGGCTTCGCTGCTGGGGGCAGCGGTGATGCCTGCGCTGCTTAGGACGGTGATGATGTTGTCGATCATGCAATGGCCCCTTTCTTGCGCTGGCGATTAAGGTAGCGGCTGAGCCCTTGATAGAACCGGCCAGCGGCACCGCTTTCATGCTGCTGGAGTGAGGGCGCCAAAAAAGGATTGGGTGTCATGTGCTCGGTACCCGCTTCATGCCATAGCCCTTTGCGGCCTTGCCAGCGGCCGTTAATACGACGGTTAGCACCCACAAGAATGCCGACTTCACCCGGGGCCATGCCAAGCCGCCCGCGCTGGCGTTTATTGATATTGCGATGGCCGATGGCCTGGGCCATGTCACCCGTATCAGAAGGTGCCTTGAGCTTGGCGGTTTTCTTGATCGGTGCCGCTACGGCCACAAGGCCCGCGCGAATGGCCCGTTCCTTGATGTTGTCTTCAAGGGCGCGTAGCTCTTGCTGAATTTCATCAAGGCGCACACCTTGGACCTGCCAGTTAAACCCACTCATGACACATCAACTCCAGTTCTGTACGGCGGCCGCCCAGGTCAATGGGGCGCCCTTCCAGTTGGTAGGTCATCCCGCCATGGCGTAGCCGTAGGGTTTTGCCCGTGGCGGCGGCAATGTCGGCGCGGTAGCGCATACGGATCTGAGCGGTGGTTTCCGCGTTGGCTTCCTGGGCGGCGAAGAGTGTGCGACCGCGCAGCTGCTCGACCTCTGCCCATACGTTGCCGCCTGCTTGCCAGCCCTCGGGCGTCGCGCCGGAGTCGGTGCGCTCGCCCTTTCGCCACCATTCAAGGATGACCTGTTCGCGTTTTTTTCCAATTCTCACGGCTTACCCCACGGCATGTATTCGATACGGCGCCAGCAACATATCGACGCCCATGGGTACCGCACTACTGATCGTGCCGATGACCACGCTTTCGCGGTTTTCGTACCAGTGTCCGATCAGGAGCAGCAAAGCGATTTCAACATCTGGTGGCGTTTCTGCTTCACCTACAGTGGCGGTGATCGTGATGCACTCGGGTTCATCAGTAGTGCTTGGCCACTGGCTGCCCCACTGCGGTGCCAACGTGGGGTAGATGCCTCTGGTGTCCAGTCGTAGCGCCTCGGCATCGAGTGATAGCTCGACGCCTTCGGGATCGATGTAGTCCAGCGACTCGATAGCAGTAACGGGCGTCCACGGTAGCTCTACCGAACAGCTACCTGCGGGAAAACCATCCAGTACCAGCGTTTTAATACGGCTAGCTAGTGTGGTCTGGGTATGGTGTTCGGCGTACTGATAGGCACCATTGATTAGGCCTTGGATGATCGCGTCTTCATCGGTATAGGCCTCGGCCTCTTCTGCCGTAATAGCAAGCTTTAGATGCTGTTTGGCGCGGGTGAGCGTGATCATTCAGGGACTCTCATGGGTCAGAAACAACAACGCCGCCCGGAGGCGGCATCGGTATGGCGATATATGGCAGAGATGTTTAAACCTTGTCGGCACCTTCGGTGCCTTTGGGCGGCTTATCCTCACCAGCCGCTTTAGTTGCAGCAATGGCTTTAGCCTTATCGGAAGGTAAAGCGATCTTGCGCTCTTCAAGTTGCTTGGCTTTATCTGCTGGGAAGCCTGCACGGTCGTGGCGGGCATAGCGGCCATGGGGTTTTAGAAACACCATGGTGACAAGCTTTTCAGTGGGTTGTTTGACGGCGGCCATGGTTGGCTCCTCATGTAAAAGGGGTAACGATGAAGGCCCGCACGCGGCGGGCCTTTGGGTGTTGCTCACTGCAGCAGAGCCTTACCAGGTAACAGCAGTACCCAGCACCAGGCCTTCGGGATGACGAAAGGCAATATCGTGTTCTTTCACCACGCGCAGCAGGGACTGGTTGCGGCTGAACGCTGACACCAATTGACCGTTGGCGTCCTTATAGGTCGCTTCGCGGCTGAAATCGATGGTCATGGTGTCGCTGTCACCGATGATCACATCGTTAAAGTCCCCGAAGTAGATCTCTGATTCGTTGTTGTTGCCCGCCTCAGAGGTATCCAGGTTCACCGGTATGGTAGTGGTGTGGCGAATGGGATAGCCCTTCAATTGCCCCTGGGCCATTTCGGGGTACAGTTTGTTGCCGTTACCGTCACGCATACCGAACAGCTTCATATAGGAACGCGGAGACAGCCCCCAGCCTGGTTCAATTAACAGGCTGTCACTCTCCATCAGCGCTAGCACCAAGCTATCGAGGTAGGCATCAATGGTTTGCAGGTCAGCGGTGCCAGACCAAGGCACTACGCGCCCTTCCGCTACGCACGTGGCACGGAAGCCAGTGGGCGTATCATTGGTTCCGTCATCGCGGAGAAAGCCTTTATCTTCACGTACCGCCATGCTGGCCAGCATGTCGTTAAGGAACATCTGTTCGACTTGAAAGCCAGCGCGCCCAATCAGTTGGTTGCTCATTGGCACCAGAGTAATCATGGTTTTGGCGTTCAGTTTCACGTCATCAGTGTTGGCACCCGTCGCCAGCACGTCATTGCCTTCCCCTACATAGCTGGACGTTGAGCCCGAGGCCATGCGCGGAATACTCAAGTTGCCATTAGGCAGTGGCATTGAGCGGGCACCCAAGCTGCGTACGATGGTCTTGGGGCGAAGCAATTCAATCACTTCGCTGTGCAGGTTTTCAGGCACCAGCGAACCACCAGAGTTAGCGCTGGTATCAATGGCCATGGCCACCTCGGCATCGCCAATTTCGGTAGTGGCGAACTTGGACGCCAGTTGCATATCACCCTTGCCCGCCGCTACCGCCATGGCCATACGGGCCACCTTGGCTCCGGTGTACTGCTTTAGCTCAGGCTTGGTGTGAACGGCAGCTGAATGACCACCACCAAATGCGGTGACAGGTGTGGCGGCTGCTGCATTCATACGCTCGGTGCTCTCAGCCCGCGCCAGCTTGGTGGACACCTGGTCAAACTCGGTGGCCAGGTTTTCAAACTCGGCAAGCTGTTCTTCGTTGAGCTCGCCGGCTTCCATTTCCACGGCGGCCAGTGCCTGCACTTGCGCGTTGATCTCGGCACGCTTGCGGCGGAGTTCTTCAATGCCCATGGGGGTTTTCCTCTTCATTTAGGTACAAAAAAGGCGGCTCATGGCCGCCGTGGTGTTGCTCCGCCGCGTGGCTAGAGCTGACAACTAGCATCGAGCGCCCGCGCCTGAGCGCGGATGCTTCGGTTGTTTCGTGGGGTGGTGCTGGGATTGCTGGTGTAGCGCTCAACGGCGGCGTTAATAACGTCTTGCGCCGGGGCGATTTCATCAATGAGGCCCAAGGAAAGCGCATCTTTCGGCCGAAACAGACGGGCCTGCGTATCCACAATGGCCGACACCTCTAAGTTACGATAGCTGGCGACGGACTCGGTAAACTCGGCATAGCTGTTATCCAGCATTCCATTGATCTCCTGCACGGCTTGATCTGTGATTGGCTCGTGAGGAGAGCCGTTGTTCTTGTGATCACCCCGGAAGTAGGTGTTGTACTTGATGCCTATCTCCTCTTCCCAGCGGCTGACTTCGTAGGTTTCGATAATTACGCCGATGGATCCTACGCCCGCCGTTGGGCTAGCGATGATCCGGGAACAGGCCGCCGCCAGGTAGAAGCCTGCCGAGTAGGCGGCGAAGTTAACGATGGCGGTGATGGGCTTAATGGCCGTGCTGGCCCGGATGAAGTCAGCCAGCTCTTTGCAGCCCATGGCGTGTCCGCCGCCGGTGTGGAAGTCGAGGAAAATCTCTTCGATGCTATCGTTTCGAAGCGCTGCGCTGATTTGGTTGCGCAGTAGTTCATAAGAAACCAGCTCTTCACAGGCGGCGGTAATGTGGCCACGCCGGGCGACCAGCACGCCATGCACTGGAATAACGGTAATGCGTGCGCCCTGATTGACGCGCTGAGCTTCGCGGGCTTCATCGCCGCCTGAATCCATGCCCAGGCTTTGCGGTAAGTCGTGAGCACGACCCAATAGGCGAGGTTCAAGCACGCTGCGCACGGCCTGCACCAGCGTAGGGGTGGCAAACAACGGTGTGTTAAACACCATCGACGCGATGTGCGGGTAGTTGATCATTGCGTGCATGCGAGTATTCCTTCGATCTCTTGCATTTGTTGGGGCGTGGCGTTGAGCGACTGCTGCATCTTTTGTGAATCCAGCATGTTCATCGGGGTCAGGTAGCGGTCACCGCCCGTAATCGGGGGCATGTTTTCGAGACGGCGAATGTCGTTAACGCTGAGCCAGCCCCACTGGCGGGCGATGGCGTAGGCTTCAAAGCGCGACTTCTGGTCACCGCGCAGCAGACCTGAAACGTTGAACTCGATATAAAGATTCTTGCGCTCGCTGGGCAGTAGCAGGTCGCGCATCATCGCGGCCTCTTTGCGCTTGATCCACGGCATCAGCGTGTAAATAACGAACTGCAGGCCAAGGTGCTCGATGTTGTTGAACGTGGCTTTATCCAGGTGCTGGATCAAGTTGGGCGCCACGCGGTACAAGCGGCAGATCTCAACCACACCGAAGTTACGCGATTCCAGTAACTGGGCTTTTTCGTTGTCCATCGCCAGCTGCTTGTACTGCATGCCCTCTTGCAGCAGCGCGACTGAGAAGGCGTTTCGTAGCCCGCCACCATGCCGCTCGGTGAACTTGCTCAGCAGGCGGTCAACCGACGCTTGGTCTTTAATCGCTGTTGCTTCACGGGGCCGCTCAATTACCCCGGCCATCGTTGCACCGCGCTGGAATACCGCCGAGGCGTGTTGCTCGGTGGCCATGGCCAGACCGATGGTGTCGGCGTTGGTGGCAATGGGTGAGACACCCACGAAACCATCAAGGGAAAAACCTTTAACGTGATGCACCGAGCGCATCGGCAATATCTGATCGGAGTAATCGAGCAACTGGTAATACGGCAGTCCGTCCGGGCCTTTCAGTACGCGCATCTTTTTGGGATGCACGGGGATTAGCTCGATTGGATAGCCTGCACCGTCGCGCTCGATCAGCGAGAATTCATTACCCTCAAGCGTGAGGCTGCCCATGCCCTGCTCGTAATACTCGAAGCTGGTGTCTTTCTTGTTGGGCTGGCTGTGAATCACGTCGTACAGCGGGTGATCGGTGGCACGTTCGCGACCGCCTTTATCGTCACGGCGGTAGAGCTCACAAGGCAGCTGCGCTACTGATTCAGCAAGTAGCGTAACGCAGGCACGTAGTGCACTGACGCCCAGCGCACTCTCTGTGGTCACCATGGCGCCGGCGGCGCTTTGACGGCCACGGTTAGCGCTTACCCAGCTACCGGACCAGTTCTGGCTTTTACGGCTGCTGCCGCTGGCGGATGAAGTGAAGAGACCAGGTGAGAACATTAGCGGTCCTCTCCTTCATCAGTCGGGGGCGCGGCTTGCACCATACGGGCGGCAGCTTGGGAGGCAAGCCACGACCACAGCAGGCAAAAGCCGCCAGCGGTTATATATCCGGCGGCGGGCAGAATCAGCCACGCGCCAAACGCAACCAGTCCGACACCCAGCAGGCCGACAGTAAAGGTGATGATATTGATCAGCATGTCACGTCCGAAGTGTCGTAAATGGATTCTTCTGGGTCGTCGTTTTCGGTGTGTACGGCGCGCCCGAGTGCCATCAGAATGGCGATGATGCCGTCAATCTTGTTGTCGGGCTTTTCCTTACGGGGGTAGATGTTGTCTTTGGCGTCTGCCTTGGCGACGACGTTGCTGGCCATCCAGGTGAGCACCGGGTCTTTCGAATGCCGGAAGCGGCCGCCGGTAATAGCGGCCTCCATTTCCCGCATGGCCGGGCTCATGTTCTGAACCGTGTTCCGGTATTCCACGATGCTGGCACCGTCGGCCATCAACTGGTGGGCGAGCTGCGTAGCGCGCCAGGGGTCGTAAGCGATTTCTGTTATCTCGAACAGCCCGGCTAAATCCTTGATGTCATCGCGGATCACATCGAAGTCGAGTTCTTCGCCATCGGTAATGATCAGGTCACCACTGATCACCCAGGTTTCGTAAGCTGCTTTGTTATTGCTCGCCCGCTCCACGGCACCTTCCGGCAGGTAGTTGCGAACGAACACGGTCCAGCGAGTCTTCATGCGCCCTTTCTTGTCGGGCACTTCGTCACGGAACAGCAAGGCAATACTGGCGATGTCGGTCTTGCTGGCGAGATCCACGCCTAGCCAACAGGCTTTGCCGATGAAGTCTTCTATCTTTAGCGACTCATCACCCAGCGCATGCCAGCTGGCCATGTTGAGCCACGCGGTACGCGCACTCACCCAGACGTTCAGATGCTTGGTAAGGAAGCTGTTTTGGCGACTGGGGTAGCGGACTGCATCACGCTGCGCCTTGAGCAAAAACTCTTCGCTGACGGATATACCAAAGTTCGGATTGGCCTTGCGAAGTACCGCGGGGTCTTTCCAATCGTCGCCAGCATCAATCGTGTAAATGATGGCGAACAGCTCTTCATTTGGTAGCGCGCCATCCAGCATCTGCTGTGCCTGGCGGCGCTTGTCGTAACAGGGACCTGCCAGATTAAAGCCTGCCGTAGTGATGATGAACATCAGCGGCTGATCACGTGACCCCATACCGGTGGCCATGGTGTCGTAAAGGTCTGGCGTTTGGTGTTCGTGGAACTCGTCTACCACTGCGCATGATGGCGAGCTGCCGTCACCAGGATTTCCGATTAGCGGCTCTAGGCGTGACCCATCTTCAGGAATAGAGATGTTCTTCGCCATGATCTCGATGCCCGCCATGCTAACGAGTGCAGGCGATTTGCTTAGCATCAATCGAGCGGGACGAAACACCTCCCAGGCTTGCTTCTCTGTGGTGGCACCACAGTAAACCTCTGCGCCGTATTCACCATCTGCGCAGAGCATGTAATTAGCGACGCCAGCAGCTATGACTGACTTGCCGTTTTTACGGCCAACCTCGATATAGGCTTCAGTGAAGCGGCGAAGCCCTGATTTCTTTTTCAGCCATCCAAAAATGCAGGAGAAGATGAATAGCTGCCACGGCTCCAGCGTGATCAGCTTTCTTTCACGTGCCCACTTACCTTTGGTATGGGGTAGCAGCTGAACGAACTCACAGACTCGCTCAGCTTCGTCCTTATCGAACCGGTACGGATACGAGCGGGACTTCTGCGCTTTGAGATCGTCCAGATGGCGTTGGCAAGCCTGCCGGACCTCCTTGCACGCGGGAATCTTTTTGGCCACTACGTCCCGAGCGTACTTGTTCGCTGCGTTGACGTTCGGGTAGGTGGCCATAGTGTTTCATCGCTTTTTGCCTATGAGGTCTTTAAATGGGTTGCCAGCTTCTTTAGCGCCGGGAATAGCCAATCGCGCACGGCTGGAAGGATCTAAACCAAGAGCGCTACCAAACGCCACCAGCTGTTTAAGGGATTCATTCGCCACGGTGCAGGCGGGGTTCTTCACCAGGGAGTTCATGCCTTGCACGGTGATACCGTTCTTGGCTATGTCTTCCTCTGCCTTTCGCCACCGAGCATAGGCCGCGCAGTAGGCTTCCAGGTTGGCGATGTCTGAGCCGGTCAGGATCTTGGAACTCACCAGCCAAGGGCCTATTTTTTCCCACATTTGAATGGCGATCGGATCCAGCCATTCGGGAGGCAACGGCACTTCGGTCAGCTCTTCGCCCTGGGGTTCATCGTGGTTAACGGCCCGCTTTCCAGCGTTGCCCTGCACCGCTTTCAGGTGGCTCGGTTTAGGTTTGCGACCTCTTGTCATTTGCTAATTCCTCGCGCCGACCTGATTTTTCAATTTCGCGGGTGTAAAAAAGTAATGGAGGCTACGGTGTCCGCTTGCGCAGGGCTGTAGAGATTTGATCCCCCCTCCCCATCAGGCGTCCGTGCCACGGCCGCGGCGGGCCTCCTCCAGCGTCTTCGCCTTATGGCATGGCTCGCATATCGCCTGCAGGTTGTCGTCGCTGTTAGTGCCGCCAGAGGCAATATTGACGACGTGATCAACCTCAACAGCAGGCGTAAAAAAACCCTGTTTCAAACAGGGTTGGCACAGGCCTTTGTCACGTCGCAGGATCTGCTGGCGCTTACGGCGCCACGGCCTGCCGCCGCGATCCCGCTTTGTGCTTGGTGACTTCTTCCAGGCTACGGCTTGGTCAGCGTGCTTATCGCAGAATCCGTGTTTATGCGTGGTTTTGCCGGCACACATGGGTGCTCGGCATGGTCGTGGAGGAGAAACAGGCATTTTAATTTTGCACAATATTAACTATGTTTAAGGATTATATTCTAAGGAGATGATTTATGAGTCATTACATCGTCAGCTTTACGATTGGTCAAAAAGAAAGCTACAACTCTATTTGGAATTCGCTTAAAGAGGTAATAGATCAAATATCAATCGATGTACCTACTGATGAAACGACATCATTCTTTGCATTCGAATCGAACATGAATACGGGCGACGTCGTCCATAAACTCTATTACGACAGTCAATTGCTAAGTGGTACTGATAAGTTGCTTGTAGTGAATATAACTGCAAACGAGCATGGTTATCTTGGAATTGAATATCCTTACTTAATGGGTGGTGCTTTAGGTACGAGATTGGTAAAAGCCATTGATTGAAATTAATTATTTATAAATTCACTACTAATAATTTCTATCACCGTCGCCCGGTCTGCATTCATCCGGCGGCGGAGCGCTTCGTACTGGGCTAGCAGCATCAGCAGACCTTTGTTACTTTGCAGCACGCGTACGGGCGCAGGCTGCTCACTTGTCAGGTGCTCCGGCACTATCGGGCAATGATCGAGCATCGCCAGATCCATCGGCCTGGAGCTGGCGCACCCAGTCAGCAATGCCGCCAGGCACATCGCTATCAAGCCAATCACGTGCTTCTTCATCACGCTCTCCTAGCTGTTCAAGCGCGGCTTTGCTGGCGCTAATATCGGTGGCGATGGCGCTTAGCGTGCGGTCACGCTCGGCTAATGATTCGTTGAGAGTTCTTATCTGCTGGCGTTGATATTGCTGATTTTCGAGCAGGATTTCAGCACGGTCGCGCTGGCGCTCGGCCTCTGCTCGGTAAGCATCACGCTCACCGGTAACGTGTTGCCAGTAAAAGAACGCTGCTGTCAGGGTTAAGCCACCGATCAATAGGCCAATGCTCTGAGCCTTTAATCGGGCAATCATCTGAGCCACTTCTTAATGAACGCGATGAATACGTCATATAGGCCGTCTGCCTTACTACGCACCCACTCCACACCCATGATTGATAAGAAGACACAGGGGGCGAAGGCAAAAACCTCAGGCAGCTCGTAGTAGGCCGCAACCCAGAGGAACACCGGGTATAGCGATAGCGACAGGATCGTGCCCATCGTTGCGCTCATCAACGCCCTGGTCCAAGGCCCACCGTTGTGGAGCACGCTGACAAACCCGACAGTAAACGTGGCAGCGCTTAGCATCAGATACGGAATGACATTCACCAGCCACTGCCAATTGTTCGGGTCGCGGTTAGGCATGGTGCGTTTCTCTTTTGATCGTTTGCTCATGGCGCACCTCTCGGGCGGGCCTCGGTTATGAATCGACGGAAATGCCGCCAGCATCGTGATACACACGTAGCAACTCATCAGTTGCAAGCTCACGCTGTCCGTATCCAGCACCTGGCAAGCTGGCCCAGATCCGCCGGCACGCATGGATCGCTTCTCGAATACGGCCATCGTGGATAAGCGCCAGCGCTTTACACTGACGGATTAGGTGTACGGCACCGGCATCTTGGCTAGCAGGAGTAAAGTCGGGCAGCTTGTAGCGCTTGACCAGGTCATCCCAAGTGCGCGTCAGGAACTGATAGCGGCCTGCAGCACTTGAGCGAATCTCATAGGCAGGCAGCCAAACCAGCTGGCGTGGGTGATCGTGATAACTGCTGAATGTTGCGCCTCCCACGATCACGTTATAGCCGTTTTGTTTGCCAAAACGTGGTGTGCCTTCGGCGTGCGCCAACATATTAAGGTAAGCGGCCACATTACCGACACGCGTATCAATAGGCGCAGGAGGCTCAAAGCGCAGTAGCTCAGCCTCCTCCAGCCAATGAGTAGGAGAATGAGCAGACATGGCGACCTCTAAAATTGAAAAGCCAGAAACGCAAAAGCCCCACCGGGTAATCGGCAGGGCTCTATGATATGCGGCGGCTAGCTTCACTTATCGCCAGCCTATGAAAATAATATCTCAGCTGTCTTTACTAAGCAAGCTTTAATCTTAATTAATAGGATGGTTGTCACGCTATTAATTAAATGGTAATTTCAATTTGGCCTCCTCTTGGGGGTTTATCTTGGCGGAGTCAAATGCCGCTGAATGCCAATAACGTCTGCTCAAATCGCAGCGTCCGGTACGCCATTGAGATTGAAATGTAAATTGGTGATGCGGAAAGTGAAACCCAAGAGAAGGCCTATGCTTGATACTAAAACAACTCCCCATGAATTAGCTGTGCTATTAGGTACCACTTATAGCAAATTGTGTTACACCCTTTATAAAAAGCATACCGATAATTTATATAAAGATTTCACAATACCTAAAAAAAATGGTGGGGTCCGTAAAATATCTTCACCTAAACCAATACTCAAAAACTTACAGTCAAAACTAAAGCTTCTTCTTGATGATATTTATCGCCCTCACCCTTCCGCATCTGCCTTCATAGCTAATAGAGGATTAATTTATAATACTACCCCTCACATTAAAAAGGCCTTAATATTCAATATTGACCTTAAAAGTTTTTATGGCAGCATACATTTTGGAAGAGTTAAAGGAATGCTGATCTCTAAGCCCTATTGTCTTAGAGAGGATACAGCGCAGTTGATCGCCCATATATGTTGCTATTATAAAACCATACCTCAAGGAGCTCCTACGTCGACTACAATATCAAACATGATTTGCAGACGACTAGACCGTGAATTAAGTTTCTTGGCCAAGAAGAACCATGCTTATTACACTAGATATGCTGATGATTTAACCTTCTCTTTCCACAAGATAAAGCCAAATGAAATATGTGCTTTCGAAGATAACATATGGAAACCCTCAGACCGCCTTATTAATGTAATTAGCAATAATACTTTTAAAATAAACAACACGAAAACACGTGGAGAAACTAGTCGTTGTAGACAAGTTGTCACTGGATTAAAAGTCAATACAAAGGTAAATGTCGACAGAAGGTATATAAGAACTACTAAGGCAATGATTCATTCATTAAGCTTAGATATAGAGTCTGCAAATGAGTATTTTTCATCTATAAGAAAAGGTGAAAACGAAGCTACACTTGAAACAGTAGTCGCAGGAAGAATAAATTTTATAGGCATGGTCAAAGGTACTGAATGCAGTATTTATCAAACATTAGCGCACAAGTTTAATAACTTAAATATTGATTTAAAAGTACCTACTCGAAGTAATATAGATACGACTAGTCAGAACGATAACCAGTTAAAAACTTTAGAATACAGAAAGCAAGAAAAACTTAAGAAATGTATTTGGGTTGTTTCTTTTGATGGAATAGAGGGAATTGAGCTCGACGAGCAATTAACTCAGGGTACTGCTTTTATGATCAAGGGTCAAAAGCTTTTGACATGTAACCACACCTTTGAAAAAGCGGGCAATCCAAGTTATTGTTTAATACACAGAATCGATGATTCCTCGATAAAATACTATGCTCGTCTTGTTAAAGTTGACAAACATAGAGATGTTGCATTATTAGAAATAGATAGCAAAGATAAAGTTTTTTTTGATCACTTAGAAATTTATTTTAACGACGATATGCATTCAGGCTATAAAGTTAATCTAGCAGGATTTCCTGAATATAGATCAGGGCATAGAGATGTAACTGTATTACCTTCAACAATAATACGACATGAAGTTGTATCTCTTGTTAAACACTACTCTGTCAACTCCGAATTATTAGGCGGTTTTAGCGGCGGGCCTGTGCTGAATCTTTATAACCAGGTCGTTGGAATGGTTACTAAAGGCAGATATATATCTCACGATAAAGATGCTGGCCAAAGCACTCTTGAAGGTAGCAACTCTTTTATCTCTGCAGTCGAATTCGAAAAATTTTTAGGCTCCTCTAATTAGGAGCCCATAATTTTAATAACTAGTTAATAATATTAAGGCTACTCTCGCCTCTCTTGCCGCATTACGAATAGCCTTACCATCCCTGAACAGCGGCACCACATGCTCGCTCTCTATCTTTTCCTTCCACCCGCTTTCTTCATGCAATACGCTGTCGTAACACACCAGACGCCTGCCGTGCATGACGCCCGGAGAGAACCCAAGGCGCTGGGCATAAGGCCCGATGTCGGCCGCGATCTGATCAAAGCTCTTACCCCAGGGTCCGGTTACCCGGCGGTCAGTCTTGGCCGCCTGGATCAGTGCCGCAAATAGATTGCGAGGCGTCAACCTAGCGCTCACCAAAAACTGCCGCGCCTGCTCATGTGCCGCGTGCACACGAATGCCGCGATCATAGGCGATGGCTAATGGATCTGCTGCGGCGGTACCACCACCCGGGTGCTCACCCAGTTTCGCGGTTGAGCTGAATGGTTGGAAACCAAGATTCTCATGAGCAAACCAAGTGCGGCGCTCCACCTCCATATCCAGTACCCGACTGACAAATATGCGCGTCGCCTCCGGGTCGTGGTCTGCATGCGACTCTCTAGCGATCTCACGCAAACGGCCAATCGGCATCCGCTCATACATATCCCGCATCGTGCTGCCCTTTTTCATCAATGCCATGCCCATTAGCCCTTTCTCCACTCAGTGCCGTTGCTCATTATCTGCCGCTGCCCAACAACCTCAGTACGTGGCCAACTCGCATACTCACGCAGCACTGCCTTGGCTTCATCTAACCCACGCGCCAGCACCGCGCAGTAGCCTTCATACTCGCTGCCTTCCAGCCATTCGAATTGGCTAGGCGCCAGCGCAGCATCCCGCGGGGGCGTAGCTTTGAATTCCAGGTAAAGCCCATGCCAGCCGCCGCGGGCTTGCCGCACTGGCAAATCACTTACACCAGCACGTACACCCTGGCGCTTGAGGTCAGCCGCTGTCTTCTTATTACGGTGACCACCATTGGCAACGTGATAGATAGCGTCGAATAACTCCCCTACTGGCTGGCCCCGCATTTTCTCCCCATGCAGCCAACGGATTAGTACCGCCTGCTCCTGCCCTTCCCAATCAACGGGCTTAGCCCGGGGTGCGCCACTTTTAGTAAGTGCACGCGGCCGGTGGGGTTTCTGTATAGGTAGGTTCATGCAATCCCCCGCTGGCGCTGCTGACGCTCCCAGGCGCTATAGTCTGCGATGATACGGTCGAGCATGGCGCTTGCCGCTTGGCTATGATCAATCTCGGCGCGGCTTTTGACACCACAGGCTTCTCGCAGCCAATCGGCGCAATCCTCCGGTGAATGGGTACCGTCCGGCATCTGCTCAATGGTCACGTTGTGAGCGCACCGGCGGCGCTGATCCAGGTAAAGGCCAAAGCGCGGGTTGGTACAGAGCATGGCCGCGCGCCGCGCCTGTTGCCCGCCTTTCTGAGTGCTGTTGCTCATGCCGCACCTCCACGCTGCCGAAGTCGCAAGCAGTGCTTACAAGCGGGCAATGGCTTGCCGGTACCGGGTTCGCGAAATTCGCTGGCGGCCTTGCGGTAATGGCACTCAGGGCACTTGGGCTGAATGTATGCCTGCTTATGCATTGTTTGGGCCCTCCTGATAAATCGAATACGCCACTACTTGCCCTTTTTCGGTCAGCTGCAGCAGTTGACGGGCCGGTTTGTCTTGGGTGGTGCCCGTGACCTTGATCAGATCAGCATCAAGCAATTCGCGACAGCGCCCGCAAATGCTAGCAAGCGGCAGGCCTGTGCGATCGGCTGCGTCGTTGCGGGTCATTGGCCCGACAGTGAATGCCTCAAGCACCTGCTGCTGGCTAGCGCATAGACGGCCACTACGACGATGGCCACGGAATGCCTCAGCGGATACTTCATTGCCCGTGGGCTGCATTACGGCAGTATTCATAAGTGCTCTCCCCCTTACTCGCACAGGCCATACACAGATGAGCAAAGCGGCCCTTCTGTAGAGGCAATAAGATCAAACTGGCGGCCACCACGGCTGGTGCGTGACCAATCGACAACGGAGTGAATGCCATGGCGCTCAAGCGTCACTTCTGATGCCCCTCGCGCAGGCCAGAAGGTCGCACAGCCACGCTTACTGCCTTGGCTTACGATCTGTTCCCACTCGGCCATGCGCTCAATCACTTCCGGGAAGCGGTTAGATATTTCCGCCATTTCGCCTTTTCGGGCATTGATGCAAGGCATACAGCCCACCCGGCTCATGCCCTGGCTATAAAGAGGGTTGGGCTCGATGCGATGCTTGCGGTGCAGTGCGAACACCTCTTCAACCGTCCACTCTAAAATGGGTCGGTATGCGATGATGCCCAAGTCTAAAAGCTGTGAATGCGGCAGATTGCGGCGCGCTAGAGATTCCTCTTTGCGTACGCCTTGCCAACTGATGACTCGGTGACCATCGCGCAGCAGTGGCAGCTCTACCTGTTGTTGGATGGGCAAGCTTTTCAGCTCACCGGTGCAGAACTTGGCTTTCGTGCTCGGGAAACGGCCTTTCAAAATGGCCAAATCCAAGAACGGAATACCGGTGGTTTTCTCCAGCGCTTTCATGCCGCGTTCTTTGAGATCGTCGGGCCAGTTGTTAGCGATGAAATTGCGCTTACGCTCAAAATCATTTGTGAAGTCCGCCTTTACACGGCGAATCTCAATACCCAGCGCTTGCTCCAGGTAGGTGATGTACTCATAGGTTTGCGGGTGCTCATGCCCTGTATCAGCGAATACCGGCAACAGGCTGGGCGTGCCGCGCTCAAGTGCCAGCAGAAGCATGGCGGTGGAGTCTTTGCCCCCACTGATACTGATCACATTCTGAAATGCCATGATTAACGTCCTCCCATAGCAACTAGCGGCGCGCCAGCTTGTTCTAACAGTTCACGGCGGCGAGCCTCTTCTAGTTCGCGGGCTTCGCGTCGTTGCTGGGCCTGCTTATCGCCACGTTGGTTGATCAGGTCGCGCAGTTGGCTCACGACCTGTGTGCGCTGGCGCTTGCCCTCTTCGGTCAAGGGCTTATCGGGTGGTGGCAACAGGTGCGCCACCTTGGGTGCGGGTAGCTGGCCAGCTCGTACGGCATCGTTCAGCACGATTTCACGGCGTTGCGGGTCGTGGCCCAGCGATACTTGCCATTCCGGCTGACGGCCCTGGGTCTTGGCGGCTTCAATTTCACGCTCGTACGCAGCAAGGAAAGCCATGCGGGCGCCGATTTTGTCGCCACCGTCCAGCACCGGCTTAGCTACGCCAAACGCCCGGGATATTTCTTGCGTCCACACCACGGTTTCCTGCTCGTCGGTGCTGTGCAGGGCGCGCGCCCATGCCTCGTTACCGGTGAGGTGTGCATTGGCGCTGGGTAGGCGCTCAATGATGGCCGCCAAGGTCAGCTTGCCGTGTAGCTCGGCACGGCAACGGGCCAGTGCGCGGCGGATCTCATCAAACGGATACCCACACAGATCCTCTGCAATCAGCACGGCTGCGGCTGGGCGTATCTCTTGGCCTAACACCTCAGCAGTGGCGTACACCAGCTCAACTACTTGATCAATTTGCTCTGGGGTTAACGGCATGATGCGGCCTCCTGCTGTTGGCGTTTAACTGCTAGCAAGCGCTTGGCTTCCTCGGCGTTGCTCATGTTTGTCTGAGTGCTATCGACCTGGCGGGCTTTCGCCTGTGTGACCTGCTGGCCGGTGGCCAACTGAGTAGCAATGGATTCGCAGTCCTGTAGCAGCAGCCCGACCGGGTGCAGGCGTGAGGCGTAATACTGGTTGTTCAGCTTGAGATAGTGCGCCGCCACTTTCGGTGCGCGCTCTTCGCCTACACGGTCAACCAACTGGCTCATGTTCGCTGCGGCTTTCTGGTTCCATACCGGCCAGGTCTTGTAGCGATGACGATACGCACAGGCGTAGTTCGCCCAGGGTTTGAATGTCTTGGCGTTCGGGTCGCGGGTGCCTGGCATGTCAGCGGGGATACGCGCCAGCACGTCGTCAGCGGATTCATGAGAGGCACTGGGGTTGGGTTCAGGATCGTCTGCGCCCAGGTATTCACCCTCCGCGGCAGCGGGGCTTGCCCCCGGTGCAACAGTACTAATACTGGACCCCTCTAACTGAACCCCTAAACCTGAACCCCTCTCTTCACGGTTTTCCGAATACCCCTCTTCGGGATTTCGAATAGGGTTCGCCGCGTTTTCCGAATACCCCTCTTCGGAATCTCGAATAGGGTTCTCTTGATTTTCCGAATACCCCCCTTCGGTTTTCCGAGTACCTGCTGGCGCCTTGTCGAGCGGGCGATTCATAAAGATGCGGCGCTCAACAATCTGCTTGCCTTCACGGATCTGATCGACGCGTACCCAGCCCTTTTTCTTAAGCGAGCTGATCACCTCAGACACACGGTTAGGTGACAGGCCAAAGAACTCGGCCAGCTTCTTGTTGGACTTGAAACAGCCCTTTTGAGGGTGCTGCAGGCTATCGATCTCGATAAGCATCACTTTCTCTTGGAGTGACAGCTCACGGTTCAGCCATATGTCAGCGGGAATCCATACACCGCGGAATGCGCGTTCATCAGTCATGGCGCACCTCACATGAATAGAAAGTCACGCCGTAGCCCGTTAAAGTGATCGTTGCGAAACCATTCACTAAAATGAGGAATACGACATGGCAAAACTGAATGACTACGATGAGCGCTGGCATCGGCTTCTCACCAAAGCAGCGGGCGGCGACCGCAATGCACTGAGTGACATGACTCCTAAGAAAGAAGACGAAACCATATTGGTTGCTTTTCGACACTTTCTTCTGGAATGTTATGAAGATCAGGTAAAGCTCGAACTGGGGAATGCATTGACTCCCACCAGAGACAAGGACGCTCTGCGTATGAAAGTCGTATCGCTGCATCACTGGAAATTCAATGATGTTGAGAAAATGGGTACTAATGCTTTGATTGGTGCTTTGATTGAGCAGCTCGCGCATTTCAAGCTCCCAATCGATGCGGTAGAAACGGTTCAAAACCTGATGGAGCGTCGTCCATTTTTGGCACATGCGCTCGCTCACCACAGGCCTGCTCGGGTGGCTGACCAATAAAGCCTTGGGTAAAAAGCCGAGGCATTCACAACGTTCTTGATTAGCTTCCATTACCTCGGCGGCTTTGTGGCGCCAATATGCTGATTTATCTGCATGGCTCATGACCTCACAAGCTCGCCAAAACAGCACACCGAAGGTAAATTGGGAGTTCTCACACATCTCAATACCTGGAACCCACATGGCGAACAACATTTCCCTTTTCCCTGTATCCGGCTGGCAGATTGGGCCAGTGCCCTTGCACGACATCATTGCTCTGAAGCTCCACTTTCTGAGTCATCCGCTACAGAAAAACGAGGAAGCTCAAGAGTCTCAAATGTTTGCGATGACACCAGCTCAAGGTCGCGAGCTGATAGATCGCATCCAGGCGGCCATTGAGGTACTGGAGAATAGTGACGCTCAAGGAAGCGGGCTTGAGCGGCATTGATCTGAGAGGGAACGAACGGCGGTTGCTTATGCATGCAATCAGCACTCCTCAAAGCCGACGCCCAAGACGCCGGATAACGGCCGCCGATAGCGTGCCCTCCCGCTGCATCTCGGCTAACTGGTCGGAGTAGTTGGTACCGCCCTCAAGGCGAAGATCAGAGTCGGGAATGCGCCCACGGCGAGTCCAGTCTGTAACCGTGCTCGGCGAGACGCTAAGCAGATCCGCCACGGCATTAGGGCCGCCACAGTCTTTGATTACGTCGTACAGGGTGATGGGCCGAAGAGGAACGTCGTGATCAGCGATCGTCGGCGTTAGCGATTCAGTTGGGAGAGTCATGGAAGGCGCCTCAATCACAGTTAATACGTAAAATATACGTAGATAACCGTACAAAGGCAAGAATTGCGTATTTTTGAGCAATTACATGTGCGCTTATAATCGCTAGACTGCGTTAAATAACGCAATAACGCTTTCTTTATATAACGCTCGGTTCAAGGAGTAGCGCCGGAATGGATGACAACAAACTCTCGGAGCCTGATAGAGGGGTAGTCTGGGAGCGTGTCAAAGGGTGCGCTCAGAAACATCATGGTCATCCAATTGAGCGAGGCATCATGAAGCTTATTGCTATTGACGCTCAAACCTCGCCGCAGTACGTCTCAGACTGGAAGGCAGGGCGCTCCCCTATCCCTATGGCAAAGCTTGCCAAGCTTGCAGACCTCTATAAGGTTGGTGTCGGTTATTTGGCCGGTTTCACTGACAGCCCTGACCAGGCGGCTCCTCAAGACTCTTCAGAGATAAATGTTGTGATGGCAGCGCTAGTTGAGAGAGCAATTGAAAAATCCAGCCGCCCCGTTGATGCAAAGAAAGCGACCAAGTTATGCTCTATAGCTATTAGCATGCTTTCAAAAGGCGAGAATCAAGCTTACATACTGGGTACGCTCATAAACGAAGCCGAAGATATTACCGACTAGCAAAAAATTAATATTTCCTAAACCCGCTTAAATAGCGGGTTTTTTTATGTCTCCGATTTCATGACTGGCATTATCTTCTACGGCAATATACTGTATATAAATACACTATACAGGCATTAGAGGTAGGGGCATGCCGGCCATAATTAAAAGTACGAAAAAATATTATTCAGGCGGAAAAAAACAACCAGCTCTCAAAGACAAGCCCCCTGGCAAACCTATCGATCCTGCATGCCGCCGAGCCATTGCAGCCTTTATAGATCGTGTAAATTACTAATAAATTCCATTAAACGGAACAAAAGTACGTAACAAGAACAACATAATACGCATCATGCTTGACTTAATACGTATATCTACGTAGTTTAATAGATATACAACATTTGAGGCCAAGCCATGAACCTTACTCCTCGGCAATCCCAGATCGTTCTACTCCTTGCTCAAGGCCACACGGCTGACCAGTGCGCCGAAGCACTTCATCGGTCTGTCGCAACCGTTCAGCGTCACATCCTGTTAGCCAGGGATCGGATGCAAGCCCGCAACACCACCCACTTAGTCGCCCTCGCTATTGCCCAGAAGCTCATCCATCTGATGATCGTCTGCGCGCTACTGGTCAGCAGCATCAACCCCGACATGAGCGCTGTCCGCCACCGGCCGCAACCCCGCGTAAGCGCTAGCCGGGTCATGGCGCACCGTTATGAGGGGCTATACGCATGAATATCGTAGAGAGAACCACCGCGCAGCTGGTGCGTAACCGTGTTCATGAGCTGACTGACCTGGCCATGGATATAAACGCCAGCATCAAAAATGCCAGCACGGCCAATTTTCACGTTTCGGCGAACGGTGCCCACATCGTCATTAAAGGCGCGCCGGGTCTGATACGCGCCAGCGCCTTGCCTCCCCTCGTTACGACTGGCCGAGCGCTCAGAGATATTGAAGCCATCATCGCTGATGTTCGCTCTTTCATGGAGACCGCCCAATGAGCACTCAGCTAACCAAAACCTTATGGGCAGGCGCCCTATTCAGCGTTGTGGTGGCCATGGGTCAGCTCTCCAAGGGTGAAGTCAAGGAACAGCAAGAGTGGCTGGTTGGCTACTGCACTGATGCCGCTGTGTGGGCAGCCGAAGAAGCTCGCGGCGTGCTGCTCAACCAGCGTACCGGCCAGCCCGACTACCGGAACATCGCCGCCGAGCAGTGCCCCGGCATGCGCCCTGCTGGCCCAGCAATCGATGACGACTACCAAGCGCCAGCACGGCTAGCGATGCCTGATACGGCGCCCGCTCAACAGCTTGTTCAGTTTTAGGAGGCCTTATGTTTGCTCGCAACGCTCAGGGCCAAACCATCGTTATTGGCGCCAAACGTCGTCATTGCCGGTGCCGCTCATGCGGGGCGAGACAAGTTAAGGCCAAACACCCGGATGACTACACGCGCCGTATTCGCTGCAAGAGCTGCGGCGCCTTCGACTCGCTACGCATCGACCAGTGGGCAGACAAGCGGCAGTGGCGCAGCAAGACATGCTACTGCGACGGCTACCACTTCCCCCATCGAATCGGCAGCGAGTGGTGCTACCACAACCCAAATTATGCCGCCGATGAACAGCGCTTTATGTACGTCGGCACGTGAGGCCTCAAATGTTTGACCAGGAACAGTTCGACCGAATTTTTAAGCCAGCGCCAGCCAAAGGCGGCGAACAGCCAAACCAGGGGGATCAATAACATGTGGTTCAAACACCTACACCTCTACCATATACATGACATGAAGCTACTCAGCCCCGAGCAAACGGCAGTAGCACTGAGTGAGCACGCGGCCAAGCCCCTGGGCAATGCTGACGCTCGCCGCATCGGCTGGACAGCGCCAGCGGGCCGCTTGAGTGGTGGGCAGTTGCTACACACGTTAAAGAATGATGGTCACCGTCTAATTAGCGCCCTACGCCAAGAGCGCATGCTACCCGCGGCGGTTGTTGCCGAAGAGGTCGCCGACCAGATAGCAGAGATTGAAGCCAATGAAGGCCGCAAGGTCACACGTAAAGAGAAAACCGCGCTCAAAGAACAGGTAACCGAAGAACTTCTGCCCCGTGCCTTTGTACGCTCACAGAAAATAGACCTCTGGTGGGATACCGAGCGCCAGCTGATTGGCGTTAACACGTCGAGCCGTTCGCGCGCCGAAGATGCGCTGGACCTGCTGCGGGAAACCTTGGGCAGCCTTAAAGTCACGCCGCTATCGACGCAGACGCTGCCTATTCGAGCTATGACCACCTGGCTTGGCGACCCGGCCAGCCGGCCCGCTGATCTGCAGATTGGCGATAGTGTAGTACTGAAAGCCAAAGGTGATGACGGCGTACTACGCGGGCGCCAGGTAGATCTGGATTGTGACGAAATGCAGCAACTACTCGAAAGCGGCCGACAAGCCAGCCAAATGGCCATGGCTATCGAGGGGCAGCTTTCTTTCATCATGCATGACGATCTTGCCCTTAAGTCGTTGCGCTTCGGTGATGCCCTGATCGAAGAAGCCGACCACGCCGACGATGGTGACGACGCCTTGGCACGCCTTGAGACTGACTTTGTACTGATGGCCGGCAGTCTGCGGGATAGCGTTGCCCGGCTGATTGAGTGGCTGGGTGGTGAGAATCAGCAGGAGCCAGCGGCAAAAGAGGCAAGCAATGATTAGAGCCGTCTACGTCACCAACCCCGCAAATAATGGGCGAGTAACCCTGAGCGAGTTGGCCACCCGTTATAACATCAGTCTGTCGGCGCTCTCGCGTCGCCATGCACAGGGCAAGCGTACTGCCGAGGGCCACCAATGACCCAGCCGACTCACACCCATCGCGAGCTCGGCGGCAAATACATCGAGCTGCAGCAGCATGAAGGCGCGGGACCTCTTGTTGGGCAGTGGCTGGTGATCTACGAAGATCTGAGTAAGGGAATTCAGAGCGCCACCACCCAAGCCGACTGGATGCAGAACTGGCGAGCGGTAGCGCCTGATGACTGCACGGTCTGCATGGGCACCGGTACCGACCACATCAAAGGTAACGCGGCGAACCCATGTGGACACTGCTACGGCCTGGGAAAAGTGCGCGAAGACGGCGAAGCGGCCGGCGAGCTTTGGGAACTGGCCACGATTGCCGGTGGCATCATTCAGCGCCAACTGGAAGAGCTGCTGAACCTGCGCCGCATCGCTGACAACCCCGCAATACAAGAGCTGATCGAGCAGCAGCGACAGCAGGCCATGATCGACGGCATTGCACGCGATGACCAAGCATGGCGAAACGGCCAAGGCTTTGGCCCGGGCGGTCAACGTTATACGGGAGACTGATATGTCGGTGCTTACCTACACCCCAAAAGAGGCATCAAAGGCGCTGAGCGTTTCGGTAGCAACCGTATATCGCTGGATGGATGACGGCACCCTGCCCGTTGTGTTGCTGGGTAAGCGCCGAATGATCCACGCAGAGCGGCTACGTCAAAAGCTGGACGCCGACTGCGCCGCGCCGCAAACTGACAGCGCGCCCGGCGTGGTACAAGGAGAAACACCATGCCCCACAAACGTAAGGGTTCACCGTATTGGTGGACAAAAATTACCCCGCCGGGAGGCGGTACGCCGATTAGACGCTCTACTGGGACGGTAGACTATCGGGAAGCAAAGGCGCTGGAATCAAAATGGCGATCGGAACTGTATCAGCAAGAAGCCTGGGGGAAGCTCCCTACCCACGGTTTCGCTGAGGTAGCTAGCGAGTTTCTTTTAGCTAGCCAACAGAAGAAAACCTTTGGTGATATTCAGCGCCGCGTAGGCCGCCTTTACGATCACTTTGGGCCTGATCAGGTAATGGAAGAGCTCGCGGGAAAAGATGTACGCGAGTTTATTTCAGCGCGGCAGATGGATGGGGTTCAACCAGCCACGATTAACCGGGAGCTTTCTATATTGAGCGCCATGATTAATCACGCGATTGAACAATTAGAGTGGCCCATGAGCAATCCTGTTCGTGGCAGGAAGCTCAAGGAGCCAGAGGGACGCGTGAGGTGGATCACTCATGCAGATGCAGATCGATTAGTGGCATCGGCAAAAACACAACGAAATGGAGAGCGGCTAGCTGACTTCATTCTTTTGGGATTGCATACCGGCGCACGCATGAATGAACTGCTGAAAATGAGCTGGTCACGCGTTGACTTCGATAATGCCCTACTTCACTTGGAAGGTGAAGACACGAAGAGTGCGAAGCGGCGATCGATACCGTTGAATGATATAGCAATGGCTTCGCTAAAGCGTCGTTGGATATGGGTCGCAAACACTTGCCCGCAAAGCGAATGGGTATTTGCTAAAGCGGATGGTGAACGACTAGGTAATCTACGGGAGGGATTTAAAAGCGCGTGTAAAAGTGCGCGAATTACGAACTTCCGTATCCATGACCTTAGGCATACATGTGCCAGCTGGATGGTTAGTGAAGGCGTGCCCTTGCTAGATGTCAAAGAGGTACTGGGCCACTCGACTATTAAAATGACCGAGAAGTATGCGCACCTGGCGCCCCACCGCGCTCGCGATGCGGTGAATCAGTTAGGCAACCGCTCAATGCGCAGCAGCCCGGCAGAGGTAATCGAACATTCCCAGACACAATCTGGACACACTGAAAGACCGGTGCAGTTAATAGAAAGCATGTTAGGAAGGAAGCGAAGGGCCTAG